AACTGATTTTAATACATCAGATAGTTCAGGTGCTACTTCACCAAATTCTTTTGACGATCAAACTGTATATTTTGGTAAATTTGCTGATGTACAAAATGATGATGGAACAACAACAAATCAATCTCATGTTCAAATGCAGTTTTTTGATGGAGATGATGACCAAGTATCTTCTTCAATATTATCTACTTTATCTGATTGGACAAGTAATCACAGACTTAGAGGAGTAAGTTATCTTGCATTAAAATTAAGATTTAATCCTGATGTATTCTCAAGAGTGCCAAGAATAAACGCGTTGATACAAGGTAGAAAAATATCTACATTTGATAATTCGTCAAGTGAAACAACAGACCAATACTCAACTAATCCAGCTTTTGTATTACTTGATTATCTAACCAATACAAGATTTGGTAAAGGAGTTCCAATAGCTAATATTGATATTCCTAGTTTTTTCACAGCATCTCAAGTAGCTGAAACTGATATTACCCCAACAGGTTCAGCAGTAACAAATCCACAAGATAATTCTAGCGGTAATACAATAAACCTATTAGATATGAATATAGCTTTAGATACTAGGAACAAAGTTTTAAATAATATTAGAGAACTTGTTTTATCTTGCAGAGGTTTACTATCTTATGCTGGTGGTAAATATAAACTTACTATTGAAAGCACAGGCTCAAGTGTTTTAACTTTAGATGAAAGCGATATTATTGGTGGGATAAATATACAATCAGAGTCAAAGACAGATAAATATAATAAAGTTTTAATTGATTTTCCTGATATTGATTTAGGTTTTAAAAATAATACAGCTTCGTTTCCACCAAATGATGATAGTGGTTTAGCTTCAGCAGATCAACACGCAACTATGAAAACTGCTGATGGTGGAGAACTTTTAGAGGGTAGATTTACACTTCAAGGTTTGACAAGTTTTCATCAGGCTCAAGAACATGCTGAAGTAATATTAAGAAGATCAAGAAATGGATTAAGAGTTTCTTTAAAAGCAAGTGGCGAAGCTATGAACCTTATTGTAGGGGATATTGTATCAATTACTCATGCTACACCATCATTTTCAGCTAAAGTATTTAGAGTTATTGGGGTAACACTTAATAAAGACCAAACTGTTAATCTTAATTTAGTAGAACATCAAGATAGTTTTTATACTTTTGCAACTCAAAGTGCTGTTGCAACTATTCCTGATACAACACTACCAAATCCGCTAACTATATCAGCACCAGCAAGTGTTACACTATCTGATGAATTAGTAGAATATTCAGAGGGCACAGTTATAACTAGATTAAATATTTTAGTTGGTGCATCTACTGACAAGTTTGTAAGAGAATATCAAGTAGAAGCAAAAAAATCTACAGAAAGCAATTTTAAAATTATTGGAAGAGGAATACAGCTTAATTATGAATTATTAAATGTCATTGATGATGCTACTTATAATGTGAGAGTAAGAGCAGTAAATGGTTTAGGAGTCGCTTCAGCATATACTACAGCAGATAGAAAAATAGTTGGTGCTACTGAACCACCAAATGATGTAACAAACTTTTCTGTTAATATGCTTGGTAGTTCACAAATGCAGTTGAATTGGGACGCAAATACTGACCTTGATATTTCTTTTTATGAAATACGCTATCAAAATGTAACATCAAACGCACAATGGAATAAATCAGTAAATTGGTTGCAAGTTCCAAGAACATCAGGAACAAGTATTACAACTAATGTAAGAGATGGTGCATTTTGTATAAAAGCAGTTGATAAGTTAGGTAACGAGTCAAATAATGAGACTATAATATTTTCCAATATTGCTTCAGCAACAAACAATTTTAAAGATATACAAACTTTAACAGAGGATATTACTGCTGGAACTTTTGATGGAGATACAGCTCTTACAGATAGTTCAGGGACTAATTCTATTGTCTTAGATACTAAAAATGATTTTGATGATGTTACAGGTAACTTTGATAGTGCTAGTGGAGATTTTGATTTAGGTGGTGCTGATGATAACATAGACAACGAGGGTTTTTATACTCTTGCTCAAACTCTTAGCTTATCTGGAATATATGATACTTCATTTATTAAAAATGTAATAATAGACCAGATTGAGGACCCCTATGATTTATTTGATGATGGAAGAGGTGTAGCTCTGTTTGATGATGCCCCAGCACCATTTGACGGAAATGACCCAACAAATGCAACAGTACAATTACAGATAGCAAGTTCAAATACTTCTTTAGCTGATGCAACAAGTTTTCAACCTATGAACACATCTACAACATTTAAAGGAAGATTTTTTAAATTTAGGTTGCGATTAGCTAATAAAAATTTTAAAACAAGAGCATTTGTATCTGGTATATCAATAGATGTAAAAATGCAGAAAAGAACCGAAACAGGGGAAGATGTGGCTAGTGGAACTTCAACAAAAACAGTTACTTTTACAAGTCCATTTTTTGCTTTACCATCTATAGGACTTTTGACTTTGTGGCTGTAGGTCATGGCTTGAAAAGTTCTCCATAAATGTTTATAGGATAGATATGAGTCAAGTTTCAGATGTTTCTTTAGCAAATCAGGGATTTTCGGCATTTAGAACAGAATTAAACAATATTTTAGGTGCATTAAACTCAATGCATAGTGGAACATCAAGACCAAGTTCAGCAGTTCAAGGAACAATATGGCTAGATACAACAAATTCAGGGTCAAATTCTTTAGAAATAAAATTTTTTGATGGGTCTGATGATATAAGTTTTGCTACTGTTGATACTTCAGCTAACACAATAAACTTTATTGATAGCACAGTATCATTTGATATTGTCAGCGATACAACACCTCAACTTGGTGGAGATTTAGACACTAATTCAGCAAATATTAAGATAGATGATGCTCACGGATTATTTGATGAAAACAATAATGAGCAATTAATATTTCAAACAAGTGCTAGTGCTGTCAATTTTGCAGAACTGACAAATGCGGCTACAGGTAATGATGTAGGTTTAGCAGTAGATGGAACTGATACGAATGTTGGCTTATCATTATCAACTAAAGGTTCTGGCAAGTTTAAATTTAATGATGCCGCATATTTTCCTGAAGCAACACTTACTGACGGATCAACAGTTTCTTGGGACGTACAATCTAGTCCTGTAGCAAAAGTAACACTTGGTGGAAATAGATCACTTGGTGCTGGAACTAATGGAGTTGCTGGTCAATTTGTTTCTCTATTAGTTATTCAAGATGGAACAGGAAGTAGAACACTATCATTCAATGCTGTTTATGAGTTTAAAGATGATACAGCACCAACACTTACAACAACTGCCTCTAAAGGAGATTTATTTGTATTTAGATACAATGGTTCTAAATTTTTAGAAGTTGGTAGAAACCTTAACTTAACTTTATCGTAATATGTTTGCCTTAGTAGAAGATAATAAAATTACACAAATGCCAAAAGGCAACAAAGGAATAACTATTGATGGTATTCAATATCCAAAATCAATATATACTTTGTGGACAGAAGCAGAAAGAAACGCAATAGGTATTTATACAGTTGAGATAGACAACACTAATAGAAAAGATGAAGAGTGGTATATTAATACTAATATTACATATGCTTTTGGTAGTGGTAAAGTTACAGGTACTTATGGAACTGCTACAGCAAAAAAGATTGATGATACTTTATGGACAGAACAAGACAAAACTGATGGTCTCATCAGAGATGGCGAAGATGTAGGAGATGTAGCCACAAGAGGTTTAAAGTATGTAAAAAAACAAATGATAGATAATCAATGTGCTGGAATATTACAACCTAGTGATTGGCGAGTTATCAAAGCAAAAGAAACAGGTGGTACTATGAATAGTGGTTGGAAAACTTGGAGAGCTTCAGTAAGAACTAAATGTAATTCTATGCAAGATCAAATAGATGCAGTTTCAAATGTTGATGAACTTGCCGCTTTGTTTACTTATACAGAAACAGACGGAGTTATTTCTAGACCACTAGGCGAATTTCCAACTAAGGAAGATTAAATGCCTTTTGCTATAGGTGGAAACCAATTAGATACAGGTTATGAGGTAAGTAATTCACTAAGATTTAATGATGATGATGACCCTTTTTTAGCAAGAACACCAAGTTCAAGCGGTTCAAGAACAAAAGCCACTGTGAGTTTTTGGGTAAAAAGAGGAAATTTAGAGTCTAGTGGTAATCATTATATACTAGAGGCATCATCTTCAACTTCACCTTTTAATATGACTAGAGTAAGGTTTGGAGATGATTTTCTAATTATTGATAATACTTTAAATGGAAATGCGGGAAATGGTTTTTATTTTCAAAGCACAAGAAAATATAGAGACCCCTCAGCTTGGTATCATATTTTTTTTAGTATTGATGTTACACAAGCTAATGCAACTGATGGTTGGGAATTATATGTTAATGGAGTTGAACAAACAAAAGCTTTAGATTTTTGGGTTCAAAATGCAAATCTTGAATGGTCTCAATCTGGTGTTCAAATGAATATTGGTAGACGACATGATAATGGTACTGAACATCTTGATGGTTATTTAGCAGAATTTCATTATATTGATGGAACAATAAAATCACATAGTGATTTTGGTGAATTCAATGATAACGGAGTTTGGATTCCAAAAAAATATGATGGTGGTTCTTATGGAACTAATGGATTTTATTTAGAATTTAAACAAACAGGAACAAGTGCAAATTCAAGCGGTATAGGTGCAGATACATCAGGAAACGATAATCATTTTACCCCAAATAATCTAGCCGCAATAGATGTTACAACAGATACTTGTACAAATAATTTTTGTACACTTAATCCACTTACAAAAAGACCAACGGCTAATGGAACAATTAGAGAGGGAAATTTAGAGTATGAAGCATCTACAGGTGATAGTAGTATATTTGGAACAATCGGTATACCACCAGGAATGAAGGTTTATTTTGAAGTTAAGTTAGTTAGTAACACAGCTCAAAACGCTATAGGTATTCATAAGTTATATGATGGTGGAGACGGAGATTTTACAAAAGGTGGAAGTGAATCGGGTACTTGGTCTTTTAAACCTAGAGGTTCGTCAAGTGTAGCTCAATTTATTAATAATGGTAGTGTCACAAATACAAGTGTGAGTAATTACGCCAATGATACCATTGTTGGTGTGGCAATAGATAATGCTAATGGTCATATTCATTATCACATAAACGGAACTTATCTAAACAATTCAGATCCTACTGATAATAATCCAGCAGCCTTAGTTACTGGGCATGATGCAACTATTGAACAATATTTACATTTTAGTCTTGATACAAGTGGTGGAACAAATCCAAAAAATCAATTTAATTTTGGTAATCCACCTTATTCAATATCAACTCCAAAGTCAGATAGTGAGGGTTTTGGTAATTTTGAATTTGATGTTCCAAGTGGTTATTTTGCATTATGTACTAAAAACTTAGCGGAGTACGGATAATGGCTTATACAACAATAGACGATCCATCAGAATATTTTCATACAAGACTTTATACTGGTAATGGTTCAACACAATCAATAACCAATAATGCTAATGCTGGAAATTTTCCACCAGATTGGGTATGGACTAAGGGTAGATCAGATGCAGATAACAATTCAGTATTTGACACAACAAGAGGTGCAAATAAAGAACTTGTCACTAACGGAAATGGTGCTGAGGCAACAGGCACAAATCTTGTCACATCTTTTGATAGTAATGGATTTAGTTTAGGAAATAATGCAGGGGTTAATGGTTCTGGTGACACCTATGTAGCATGGCAATGGAAAGCTAATGGTGGAACAACATCATCTAACAGTGATGGCTCTATAACTTCTACAGTACAAGCTAATACAACAGCAGGATTTAGTATAATCACATATACAGGCACAGGTTCTACAGCTACA